AGATTGCCCTTAATAGTGCTTATGGTGCTATCGGCAATCAGTACTTTCGGTATTACAAACTTGCTAATGCAGAAGCCATTACTTTGTCTGGCCAAGTATCCATACGTTGGATAGAAAACAAGATGAATCAAAAGGTCAATAAGATCTTAAAAACTGAGGATGTTGATTATGTTATTGCTTCTGATACCGATTCCATTTATCTTAATCTCGGTCCTTTGGTCGAGACTGTATACAAGGGAAGAGAGAAAACTAATGAGGGCGTTGTGTCGTTCCTTAACAAGGTCTGTGAAATGGAATTTGAGCCTTTTATTGAAAGTTCTTATGAAGAATTGGCATCCTATGTAAGTGCCTATGATCAAAAGATGCAGATGAAGCGAGAGAATATCGCAGAACGGGGCATCTGGACTGCCAAGAAGAGATATATCCTTAATGTATGGGATAGCGAGGGTGTTCGATATGAAGAACCTAAGTTAAAGATGATGGGTATTGAGGCAGTTAAATCCTCCACACCAGCACCTTGTAGAGATATGATTAAGAATGCTCTTAAAATTATGATGAATGGAACCGAGGAAGAAGTAATTGACTTTATTGACAAGTCAAGAAAGGAATTTAAGACCCTTCCTCCAGAAGAAATATCTTTTCCAAGATCTGCAACTAATGTAGAAAAGTATAAAGCATCCTCTACAATATATGCAAAAGGAACTCCTATACATATACGGGGTGCATTGTTATACAATCATTATGTTAAGAAGCATAAGTTGGATAATAAGTACTCTCTGATCCAGAATGGTGAAAAGATTAAATTTTGCTACCTGAAAAAACCTAATATTATTCATGAGAATATTATTTCGTTTATTCAGGATTTTCCTAGTGAGATTGGTCTTGACAAGTATGTCGATTATGATTTACAATTTGACAAAGCCTTCTTGGAACCACTCAAAATCATTCTTGATGCTATTGGGTGGAATGTTGAAAAAACTGTAAACTTAGAACTCTTTTTTTCCTGAAATGGATTTACCAATCGACGATAAAGAACTTGCCACTATTATAAGTGCATTGCATTTGGGTGGTGATACTGCGTTGTTTCAAAAACTTAAGTTGATTAAAGAAACAAGAGATGCAAATCCAGGTGGTCCTTATAAACAGATTTTACGTGAAACACATGGGATGGTGATTTAATGATTTTTGATAAAGTGAGTCTTGTTACTGGTGGATTTGATCCTATTCACAGTGGACATATATCATATTTTAAAAGAGCAAAGGATCTCTCAAACTATCTTGTAGTTGGATTGAATGGAGATCCTTGGTTGAAGCGTAAGAAAGGACAGTACTTTCAATGTTTTACCGAAAGAGCAGATATTGTTCGTCATCTAAGTATGGTTGACGCTGTTATATCATGGGATGATTCCGATGAGTCGGCTTGTGGTGCTATTGCTAAATGTTTAGAAATTTCGGATAAGGTTATTTTTTGTAATGGTGGTGATAGAATTAAAACTAATACTCCTGAAATTAAAGGGTTTGGTGATGATCCAAGAGTAGAATTCAAATTTGGTATTGGTGGGGAAAATAAAATGAATAGTAGCTCATGGATTCTTCATGACTACTTTGAACGTCAACGTAAATTACTAGGAATTTGACCAACTATAAGTGGCCAACTATATTATTCATGTTGGTAATACATATACTCGCAGGAGTTGCACTTCTCCCTCAGTTTTGGAGTTGGGGAGCAGTAGCAACTCTTTTTATTCTGTATTGGGTTACAGCATGTCTTGGGGTAACCCTAGGATATCATAGACTTCTATCTCATAAATCATTTAAAGTTCCTCAATGGTTAGCAAGATTCTTTGCTACATGCGGAGCACTAAGTGCCGAGTATGGTCCTATTACTTGGTCAGGAATACATCGTCAACATCATAAGTATTCGGATACAGATCCCGATCCACATGATATGAATAAAGGATTCTGGTGGAGTCATATAGGATGGATGTTTGTTGATGTTCCGGCTGAGAATAATGTTCGTAAATATACCGCAGATCTTAGAACTGATTCTTATTTTAGATGGTTAGATAAATGGTTCTTATTGTTACAAGTTCCCTTAGGTCTTACTCTTTATCTTATAGGTGGATGGTCTTTGGTGTTATGGGGTATACCGCTTAGGTTAGCTGTTGTGTATCATGTAACATGGTTAGTTAATTCTGCAACACATACTTGGGGGGAAAGACCGTATGATACAGAAGATAACTCACGAAATAATAAGTGGGTAGCAGCATTAACTTTTGGTGAGGGTTGGCATAACAATCACCATGCATATCCAAGTTCTGCTAAACAAGGTTTGCAACGTGGACAGATTGACTTAACATGGTATCATATAGTATTATTAAAGAGATTAAGATTGGCAACTAACGTTAGAATATTTTAGTAATGGATTTTTTAAAAGACATAGTAAAAGAGATTGGCGATGACTTCACCCAACTCGCAGCAGACATCGACGGAACAGAACAATACATCGACACCGGTTCGTACATCTTTAATGGACTTGTTAGCGGTTCCATTTTTGGCGGTGTTTCTTCTAATAAGATTACTGCCATCGCTGGTGAGTCTAGTACTGGTAAAACTTTCTTCTCCCTCGCAGTTGTCAAGAACTTTTTGGATTCTAATCCTGATGGTTACTGTTTGTATTTCGATACTGAGGCTGCTGTTAATAAACCATTATTAGAATCTCGTGGAATTGATTTAGATAGACTGGTTGTAGTGAATGTTGTAACCATTGAGGAATTCCGTACCAAGGCTTTAAAAGCAGTAGATAAATATCTCCAAATGCCCATTGATGAACGCAAACCCTGTATGTTTGTGTTAGACTCTTTGGGAATGCTTTCCACCGAGAAAGAAATTAGAGACGCACTTGATGATAAGCAAGTTCGTGATATGACTAAATCTCAACTGGTGAAAGGTGCATTTAGAATGTTAACTCTCAAACTCGGCCAAGCGAATGTCCCACTTATTGTCACGAACCATACGTATGATGTCATCGGAGCTTATGTACCAACAAAAGAAATGGGGGGAGGTTCTGGACTCAAGTACGCAGCGAGTACAATCATTTATCTCGGAAAGAAAAAGGAGAAGGATGGAAAAGAAGTCATCGGAAACATTATCAAAGCTAAGACAGCAAAGTCGCGTTTAAGTAAAGAAAATAAACAAGTAGAGATACGTCTTTATTATGATGAACGTGGTCTTGATAAGTATTATGGTCTTCTAGAATTAGGAGAGATAGGAGGATTGTGGAAGAATGTTGCTGGTAGATATGAGATGAATGGTAAGAAAATATATGCTAAACAAATACTTGCTAATCCAGAAGAATACTTTACACCTGAAGTAATGCAAGCTCTTGATGAGATCGCCCACCAAGAGTTTAGTTATGGATAAGGTTGAGTTTCTAATTCTTAGAAACCTTTTATATAATGAAGAGTATGTCCGTAAAGTACTTCCTTTTATAAAGGCAGATTATTTTGAGGATTATAATCAAAAGGTTGTCTTTGAAGAGATATCAAAGTTTGTGGGTGAATATAATCAACCCGCAACTAAGGAAGTATTATGCATTGAGACAGAAAAACGTCAAGATATTAATGATAGTTCCTTTCAGGAGATAACTAAACTGATTAGTTATTTGGAAGATGAACCTTCTGAATTTAATTGGTTAGTTAATACTACTGAGAAATGGTGTCGAGATCGTGCTATCTATCTCGCATTGATGGAATCCATTCAGCTTGCTGATGGAAAGGATGAGGAAAAAGATAGAGATGCTATTCCTACGATATTATCCGATGCTCTTTCAGTTTCTTTTGATACGCATATAGGACACGACTACTTACAAGATTATGAGGAAAGGTATGAATCGTACCACAGGAAGGAAGACAAGATTGAATTTGATCTTGAATACTTTAACAAAATTACGAAAGGTGGTCTACCGAATAAAACTCTCAACATTGCTCTTGCTGGCACAGGGGTTGGAAAGTCTTTATTCATGTGTCATGTGGCAAGCGCAGCTTTGCTCCAGGGAAAGAACGTCTTATACATCACTCTCGAAATGGCAGAGGAAAAGATTGCGGAGAGGATCGATGCTAATTTACTTAATGTTCCAATACAAGATATAACAGATCTTCCTAAGGTCATGTATACGGGTAAGGTAACTGATCTTGCCAAGAAGACCCAAGGAACTCTTATAATTAAAGAATACCCTACTGCATCCGCACACAGTGGGCATTTTAAAGCATTACTTCAGGAACTTGCCTTGAAAAAGTCATTCAAACCTGATATAATATTCGTAGACTACTTAAACATTTGTGCCTCATCTAGATACCGTGGAAACTCAACAGTCAACTCCTATTCTTACATTAAAGCAATTGCAGAAGAACTTCGTGGATTGGCAGTCGAAGCCAATCTTCCAATCGTCTCTGCCACTCAAACTACTAGGAGTGGTTATGGTAGTAGCGATGTTGAACTTACTGACACCAGTGAATCTTTTGGACTCCCTGCTACTGCTGATCTTATGTTCGCCCTTATTTCTACGGATGAATTGGAACCACTCGGACAAATCGTAGTTAAACAGTTAAAAAATAGGTATAATGATCCTACAATTAATAAAAGATTTATTGTAGGAATTGATCGTGCTAAGATGAGACTCTATGATTGTGAGCAAAGTGCTCAGGAAGATATTGTTGACAGTGGACAAGAAGAAGAGTATACTCATAAACAAGAACCAAAGAAATCTTTTAGTGATTTTAAATTCTAATCATGCCTAAAGAAAAAGTATATGTTCCTGTATTGGAACCAAAATCAACTTCCTATGTGGAGTACACTGAACTTGGGAGAACTGTAACTCCTTGTCCAGTATTTAAAAAAGATACTATTCGTGTTAGATTGTTACAAAGATGTTTGGGTAATCCAACAGAGACCTTTGATACAGAAAAGCATTGGGAGTATGATGTCCCATGGCCTGTTGAAGAAGTTAAGGTTGAAGAAGTAGTTGTAGAGAAGCAACCAGTAAAGAAAAATTTATTACAGAAGATCGCCAATGTCTAATAATATTGACTTTGAAAAGTATCTTGATTTTGTGGAGGGAGTTACCAGTGATCCTAGTAAGGATTTTGCCATGCTTCTTAAAAGGATCACGGAACTCGAAGTAGAAGATGATTGTGATATCTCTCATCTTCTTACTGCTGCTCTTGGATTAACTGCTGAGGCAGGTGAATTTACAGAAGTGGTGAAGAAAATTATTCTTCAAGGTAAACCTTATAATGAAGATAATGTCTTTCATATGAAGAGAGAACTGGGAGATATTTGTTGGTATATAGCTCAGGCATGTATGGCACTTGATACCACCTTTGATGAAATTGTGGAGATGAATGTAGATAAACTTAAATCACGTTATCCTGGTGGTGAGTTTGATGTTCATAAGTCAGAAAATAGAAAGGATGGCGATGTATGA